TTGGGTGGGGGTACTCGCTGCACTGGTTGGATCCGAACCAACGACTCGCCCTCGAAAGGCAGCTTTTCCAACTAAGCTACAGCATCCGCTTTCCCCCCAAAACTTACTTCTTAGCCCACGGTGGCGCAGACTTAGCAGGTGTAGCGCTAGGCGCTACAGGCTTGAACGGGGCAACAGCCGCCGGTGTCACGCCGCCAAGAGATTTGTAACCCTTGATCTCATTCCCAGCGTACTCGCCCGTCTTGACCACCAGCTTAATGCCCAGATTGCCGCCAATCAGTTGGTCGGTGTCAGTCACCTTTGCCAAGCCAATGGCTCGCATGATCTCGCCAAGCTGCTGCCTGCCAATTTCCTCTGCTTTAGTGCTGGCGTTCTTAATGTTCAAGTTGCCAAACACCACGCGCCCTTGGTGGCTCGGGCCGGTGATGGTGTACTTCACAGCGATGTACTTGCCGTCGCCTGCCTTCGTGGCCTTGATTTCCGCGCCTGTGATGGTCGCGTTGTACCAGCCATCGGGCAGAGGTTCAAAGTTTCCAGTGTTGCCTTTTGGCAGAGTGTCGAGGGTAAATTCTTCGTCGAGAAAGGCCATGATTAATCCTTAGTGATAGTGAAAGTGGGACGTCCAGGGGTGGACGTAATGGCACCAAGCAAGGGCTGAGTCACGGCGTCAGCAGCCGCGCCCCAAGCCTTTGCATTGATCTCGGGTTTCCAGCGGAAAAGGCTGGAAAGGTGTTCAGACAGACCAGCTTCAGCGGCCAAGACTTGCAGCTTGTCGGCGTCGATCTTCTTGTTAATCCGGCCCTCAGTCTTGATGACGTAACCGTCAATAGCGTGTTTGACCGTGCCATCCAAGTCTTTAGGGATGGCAAAGGTTTCAACCATCAGGTCTTCCAATTCCCGGCGCTCGGCCACGGCGGCGGTTTCGAGTTTCTTGGCGTCAAGCCAGCGTTGATAGAGGGTGCTCATGAGTTTTCCTGACATTCTTTGACGTACTTGGTAAGGGAAGCAAGGGAGTAATTAGCATCACGCACATACTTGGCGAATTCATCTAATTGAGCGTCATCCATCTGGTGAATAGCCATGCTTTTCATATGTTCCAGATTGGCGGACAATTCACCCGTCCACATAGCAATCATTCCGACTGAAGGCTTGCTCATGCCACACCCCCGATCTTGGCAATGATCTCGCCCAGGTCAGGCGCTTCCCAGCCACCCAGCTTGCCGCTACGATCCTTGGCAAGCCACAGGCCGTCAGAGTCGCACATCAAGGCCCGCTGGGTGTTTCCCTCGGCATCCTTCTCAACCCGCAGCGCCAACACCTCGTCAAAGAAGTAAGGCAATGCCTGCCCGGTCTTGTTACCAGGCATAGACGGGCTGTAAAGTACGCGGCCCATCTCGTCCTGCGTCTTTTCCAACTTGGCTGTCATCAGGACATGACGCTCTGGCAGGTCGCGGAAGGCACGGATGATGTCGGCCATTTGCTCTTGCATACTGCCGTAGGCTGCGCGGGGGTCTTTGTTGATTTTCTTCTCGGTGTTCAGACATACTTCAGCAATCTCCGAGATGCTGTCCAACGCCACAGACTTGTAGTCGGACTCCAGCACCCAAGAGTAAGCCTCACGTAAGTCTTGCATTGAGGTTATCTCAATGTAAGGCAGGTCAGCGTCTTGAATGGACAGCAAACCACCCTCGGCAGACAATACCACCGGGTTCGGCAGGGTCTTAATCAGGCTGGTCTTGCCAGCCCCTGCCTGCCCGTAGACAAGCAGCTTGACACCGCTGGCACTAAGGCCGCTGGTGCGTTTCAACGAAATAGCCATGTTGGCTCTCCTTCAGTTTGCGTTACCGTCTGGACTCAGTTCGTAACGTGCTTGCAGTCTAACACAAGTTCATGCTACAGTGTCAACAACTTTATGACGAAAGATTGAAAATAAATGGCAGACCTCTCAAATATCCTCGGTGGCCCTTGGTCGCCGCCCCCTCAAAAACCCATCAACTCACCAGAGGATCAGCTCAAAGACGCCATGTTGGCCGCAGGGCTAAAGCCACCTGACGCCATATCCTTAGACGGCAAGCTGCACCGCTTTAACAGTGGCACTAAAGGCGAGAAAGGCCACGACAAGCCTGGTTGGTATGTGGTGTTTTCTGATGGCGTACCGGCTGGTCGTTTTGGCTGTTGGCGCTCGGGGTTTGAGTCAAGTTGGAAAGCAGACATTGGCCGCAGCCTGACGCCCGTGGAAGAAATGGCGCAGTCCCGGCGCTTGGCGGAGGCCAAGACCCAGCGTGATGCCGAGGTGAAAAAGGCGCGGGAGGTGGCCGCCAATACCGTCGATCTGATTTGGTCGCAGGCAGGGGCAGCAAGCGCAGAGCATCCGTACCTACAGCGCAAGGGCATCAAGACGCATGGCGCACGGATTACGGGCGACGGCAGGCTGATGGTGCCGCTGTACAACTCAGACGGCGAACTTTCCAGCATCCAGTACATTGACCATCAAGGCGGCAAACTGTATCACCCTGGTGGACAGACCGGCTCAATGTATTGGCTGGTCGGCAGCATGGATGACGCCACCACACTCTACATTGCCGAGGGGTTTGCTACAGCCGCCACCATTGCCGAAGTGACAGGCCAGCCCTGCGCGGTGGCTTACAGCGCGTCCAACCTTGTGCCGGTCACAGGCATTTTAAAGGAAGGCCATCCGACACTGGACATTTGCATTGTGGCTGACCATGACGCTAGTGGAGTTGGGCAGCGTTACGCCGAGCAGGCCAGCGCAAAGTTTGGGGTACGCATGACAACACCGCCAGTGCCGGGGGATGCCAATGATTACGTGCAAGCGGGGCATGACTTGGCTTTGTTGCTCAAGCCGCCTGCACCAGTGACGGACTACCTTATCCATGCCGATGGGTTTTCAGCGCAGCCTGCGCCTATCTCATGGCTTGTGAAGCACTGGATACAGGATAAGGCGCTTGTGATGGTGCATGGCCCTAGCGGCGGCGGTAAGACTTTCGTCACGCTGGATTGGATGCTGCATATTGCCAGTGGCAAAGCCACTTGGTTCGGCCACAAGGTCAGACCCGGCAACATGGTTTATCTTGCTGGTGAAGGGCATCACGGCCTGCGCTCACGGATTGCAGCTTGGAAGCACCACAACAACGTCAGCAACCTGAATATGTGGGTCAGCAAGTCGGGCGTAGACCTTAACACTGCCGAGGGCTACCTGAAGGTGGTGGAGGCCATACGGGCGCTCAAGATCAAGCCTGATGTGATTACGGTAGACACCCTGCACCGCTTCATGGCCGGTGATGAGAACTCAGCTCAAGACGCCAAGACCATGCTGGACGCCTGCGCTGCACTCATGCAAGAGTTTGGCTGCACCGTCATTCTGGTTCACCATACAGGCGTGTCAGAGGAGGCCCAGCACCGGGCGCGAGGCTCATCCGCATGGCGTGGAGCCTTGGACATTGAGATTAGCGTCATTCCCGCCAAAGGCGACAAGTCTATTGAGATTGTCCAGCGCAAGAGCAAAGACGCCGAGATGGCAGCGCCGGTCTATGTTGACCTGGAGTCGGTGGCGATACCTGGTTGGCTGGATGAAGATGGCGAGGCGGTCACCAGCGCGGTGGTGGTCAAAGGCGAAGTGCCAGAGTCTAAGCAAAAGGATAAGTCACTCGGGTTTGCCGATTTTGAGAAAGCCTGGTGGTCATCAGGCGCGGAGGAGCGAGGCGGCGCACCTTACCTCACCAAGTCAGTGCTGCGCGATTGGGCTGTTGCCAATGGCATATCAAACTTTCCTGGCGCAAAGGCAGACGGTTCGCGCCGAAACTTGATTGATGGCAAGAACGCCCGGTACATCAGCAACCTGCTGGACGCCAACCTGATTGAAGTCCATGAAAACGGTTGGATCGTGATCGACCCTGGTACAGCATCAGGAATGATGTTGAAGAAATAGTTATTCTGTGCTAAACTTCTTGACATGAACAGACTAACCCAACTCAAAGCTAAGTTGAGGGCCGCACAGGCCGAACTTGCAATCCGCACCCGAACGCACAACAGTGCGAGTCGGGCTTACAACAAAGTTACGGCACACATTGCCGAATTGGAAGCCAAAATCAATGCTTACGAAAAAAAGGTGTGACGAGTTATTTGAATACCGACACGGTTTTCTTTATAGAAAACAAAAAACACGCGGCGCTTTAATTGGCGCAATTGCTGGCAATCAACGTAAAAATGGATATTTTCATGTTCGCGTTGACGGTCAAAGACAGTTGTGGCACAGAATTATTTTTGTTATGCATTTTGGCTGGGAACCTGAAACTGTTGACCACATTGATGGAGACCCAAGCAACAACAAAATAGAAAATTTGCGAGCCGCGACTAGATCACAAAATCAACACAATCGTCGTCAAAACAAAAATTGTTCTTCTGGCATCAAAGGCATTTCTTTTGTTTCTGATGGTTTGTGGTGTGCAAGATTAAATGTGCAAAAACAAACTGTGTTTAAGCAATTTTTTGATGATTTTGAACTGGCTCAATTTGCTGTTGAAGAAGCAAGAAGAAAGTATCACGGCAATTTTGCCAAACACGCTTAAGGAAAAATGCAATGGCTTTATCTTGGAGAAAATTTCAAAGTGAACTGCCCAACTACAGCGAGGCCGACTTGTTGGCTTTGCTGGATGAGGAACGATTGAAGCACCGCAGAGTGTCCATGCTAGAGCGCATCCACCAACGCTACTGCACCCTACGCGCCAGCCGGGAACGGATGGAGATACTAAAAGAAGGAAAACGACCATGACATTGACGCAACAATTCAAGAGGATAACCCGCCGACTGACCCCTGTTGAGATGGCAGCAACAGAGTTGTCCGAGGCTGAACTGCACCGCTTGGAAGCCCACAGTGCGGTGGAGTACGCCACCAGTGTGGTCAGCTACGAAGACGCTAGGATTAAGCGCCTGCGGAAGTTCTTGGCTGATGCGGAGAAGGCAGTATGACTGCTATCCCATCAAAGTATTTTGGCATTGGGCCGTACCGGGCTGAACAGATAGGGCCAGTTTGGTGGGCTGTGATGAATCGGCACGGCATCAACTGTTTGAATTTTCTGGAGAAGCCTGGTGCCGTTGTGACGACTGAACCACACGCCAAACAGATAGCAGATGAGTGGAACGCCAGAACCGAACCATTCCCCGAGCGCATTGAAACCTATGTTGCGCCAGCGACCACCCCAATGACCGACGCCGAGATGGCAGCTTACGTGTTAAGCCGCCGGTATAACTGGGAGACTAAACGATGGGCATGAACACTTGGCCCTTCCCCACTGAATTACCACCCAACCGGCCTGTACCGCCGATGCCGTTCAACCCTGCAAATCACGAGGAGAGTCCGCTATGACAACACAACCAGAAGCCCTGCGGCTGGCTGATTGGCTGGAGTGCAACGACGCCAGCATAAAAGTGCAAAACGAAGCCGCCGCCGAACTACGCCGACTCCATGAGGTAAACACGGAACTGCTGGCGGCGTTGAAAGATTTACAAGCAGCAGTCAAAAGCCGAGGCGTAATAAGTACAGTTAAAGCGTTGTCTAAAGCAGATGCAGCAATAGCCAAAGGAGAAATGAAATGAAAGACGATGAAGACCTGTTCGCATGGGGCTGGGTTGACTTGTTTTTCGCGGTGATCCTGACGATCTGCGGGGTTGCTGGGATTGCATTTGTTGTGGGGTATCTGCTATGACAGGATTTGCTTCAAAGCGCCAAGCAGCGCAGGACAAACTGCAAGGTGACGACGCACAAGGCTACATCGCAGACTACGAAGCGGCGCTGGAGCAGCCAGAGCAGGAGCCATGCATAGGAAAAGACCCGCGATGCCCTTGTCAAGACGGAGATGCGTGTCATTACAAAGACTGCGTGGGTACGAAGGCAAGGCCAGTAGCACAGCCAGTAGCACAGCCAGAGCCACCTCCCGAATGGGAAGCCATCAACAACATCTTGGCTGAGTACGGGCTACAGGCAATCAGCTTTGTCGCGGAATGGAAAGCAGCACAGCGCCCGTGGGTAGGGCTGACGGATGATGAGGTTGCAATAGCGTCTGCGGAATTTGATACAAAGTTAAAGTTAGCATTTCATGCAGGAATGTACAAAGCCCAAATTATTCTGAGGAAGAAAAATGACTCAACATACTGAACAAGAAGTAAAGCCCTGCAAGTTTGTAAACGGGGCTTGCATACATTGCGAAGCCACTAAACGCGATGGTTGTGAGGGCTGGTTTAGTTCGCCTAAGCGCGAGTGGGTAGGGCTGGAACCCGAAGAGATACTTGATTTGTTTGATCAAAACAATGTTTACGGCAGCAAATGGATTGAGTTTGCCCGTACTGTAGAAGCCAAGCTGAAAGCTAAAAATGTTTGAAAAATTGATTGTTGACTATTTGATAGACACTTGGCTTACGGCTGTTGATTTTTACTGGTTTTGGATTATTAAGGGGGAATATCGTGATCACTGAAGACGATGAGTTTGAGCGCCTTGAGCGTGAGATCAAGTACCGTCTGGACAGCACCCGGTCAACAGTAGTGGCGGATGATTACTACTGGATTCCAATTGACCAAGACACGCCAAAATATATGAAAGTCTTGCTGCTTGGCAGATCAGGCGTTGCTACGATGGGTCACTTTGAAAACACGCCGGGTACGCAGTTCTGGACGCATTGGGCGCCACTACCGAGGAAGCGCCCTTGAAGAAACTCACCCAAAATCTTGAGGTGGTGTACACCGTTAAACTGACCAAGGCGCAGCGTATCAAGCTACTTCAGCTTGGCGGCCCAGAATGGATAAGGAATCAAATTGAACGATCTACCGAACTTTGCAGCCTGGGAGCGTCAGACACTGGACAGGTTCGCCCTAGACGCTTACCTGCGGTTACAGGCCCAGCAAGAGGCGCTTGAGCAATTACGGCAGGACTTGCGGGATGCCATGCAGCTACTCAGGATAAAAACAGTGAGCGTTCGTCTTGACGGCGTTTGACTAGCCCCGGCAGAACCTTGCCACCGCCTCTAGTGAACTTTAGGAACTCATCTGCCGCCGCTTCAATCTCACCCCTAAGAATCTTCTGACGGAGGGTTGATCGCTGTACGCCTCCCAGACCAAGGTTAAAAGCAAAACTGACAAGAGCATCAAACTGACCTTGGGCCAGCACCACAGGAAAAAGTTTGGTGACGCCAGCTTCAAATCGCTGGAGATCAACACTAAGGATTCCATCTACTTCATCCTTGGAAAACGTCCGATTGTGTTCTGGCTTGAGTTGAAAAGAATCCCGTTGGTCTAATGGCAAAGCACCTTGCGCCGGGTATAGAACATGGCCCACACCAATAGTCCACAGCCGCGCAGGGCAACGGTAAGGCTTGTATCTAACACCTTCATGGTGCTTGATCATGTCCTTGCACTGCTGAGAGACTTTCAATCTTTGCCACCCTTGAATGCCCTGCCGCCAAAGTGAAAGCTGATGATTGATGCAAAGATGATCTGGGTGTCAGCATCCCATAGTTTGGCAATCAGCACATTGAAGTCAACGCCGTGGTTCCATGCGTAGACAAACCCGCCAATCTCAACAAAAGCAAACAGTAGGAAGAAGCCGTAGGTCAGCAATGGCCTTACACCTGACCGTAGGTTGATCATCCACTGTGATGCACCCTGACCTATGGCTATGTCATGCGCGTACAGTGCAGCCCGTTCTGATGCTTCTGCCTCCACCATCTGGCCTTCTATCCTGATCTCCTCCACCCGTTGCTGTGCCTCAAAGCCAGCCTTGCGGAGTTCCAGTTCGCGCTCAGTTTGGAGTTGGGCCATTGCCATCTCATGCTTCTTGTCAGCACGGTCTTGGAAGAAACCAAGCAGCTTTGGTAAGCCACCAGCAAGGAAGCTGATCAGGGTTGAGAGTAGGGTCAGCATGATTAGCCTTTAAGGTCAAAACTTAGGTTTGCGTGACGGGGATACTGAACGACTCGCTCACCCTCTGGGCATTTGTACTTGATCGTTGCCAGCAGAGTAGCTGACCCAGGTGCAATTTTCTCTTTTCTCACCATTGTCAACTGGTACGTGAAGGTATCAATCTCTGGCCCTGCTGGGCCGCTGAACTTACTGGCGGTAGTGGTCGCCTCATGCACCATGCCTGCGGCATCGCGGACACTAGGCGTAAAACTCTCTACTGAGCAATCGTCACGTTTTTTGACCCGCGCAACAGTGACGTTGATTGGCTGTCCAGCAATTGCCGTGATCTTGAAATGCTCTGGATGCCACTCCAGAATAGCCCTGTCAAACCAACCAAACTTATCGGCAAGGGTGTAGCCGCCACCAATCGCTGCAATGCTGGCTGCAACTGCTCCAATGGCTTTGGTGACGTCAATCATTTTTTCCAGAATTGGACAAGCGAGAACACCACCGCAACAGCCGCCCAAATGCCGACCCCACGGTTTACCCACTGATCGACTTTGCGGTCAACACGTTGCAACATGGCATCTTGCACACTTAGCTGCGCTTCAACAGCACCGATGCGGACACCCTGGTTAGCTTGCCGTTCTTCAATCAAGATCAGCTTGCCAACGGCGTCGTTTAGCTTGTCAACTTTGCTTTCAAGGCGTCTGAAGTCATCGTCAGTCATCTGAATGTCCCGTTGTTGATAGCGTCCAGCAGACGCTTGCCGTACTTTTCCACCGCCGCCTTGGTGATGACGTACTCACCGCCTTGCAGCGCCCCGTAGCCGTCATCTGGAGCAGGGGCGCGACCCATCAAGCGTTCGGGTGTGACCATGCCGCCGTGAGCGTAACCCAGATCAGAAGCAGATTCAGGACTGCCGCCAAATTCACCAGTGCCAACGCCGCCACCAAAACCGCCACCAGCGCCAGCAGGACTGCCACCAAATCCGCCGCCAAAAGTGTCCAAAGCCGTCCCGGTAACAGATGGCTGCGATATTGGCGAACTCACAGCTTCATAAGCCATAGGGGCCAAACCCGTCCCCGTAATACTTGGCTGACTCATTGGGCCACCAACGGTAGGGCCACTAAAGCCTAGCCTGTCGCCGCTGTCGTCAACATATCCGTAATCTGGAGTGGCGTAGCCTGACTTCTCACTCGCCTGAAACCCCTGCCTAGCCGAAGCCATCGCCGCATCCGCAGGGGCAAGTTGAGACTTGTCGTATGCCGATATGCCGTAGTTAGCCAACTTTCCGAGGTTGAACGCCGTACCAACACCGGGAATCATGCTAAGACCAAAACGCGCCCCTGGCGACATATTGTTATAGAAATCCCGAAAGCTAGACCTGTCCTGCGCTGGGCCTAGCCCCATTGGGCCAGATGGAGGGGCATTACCCCCGCCCTGATAGCCCTCGCCACCCATCATGTTTTGCTGCTGACGCTTGCGGAGCATCTCGTTAAAAGCATTGAGGTAGTACATATGTGTTCCTACTGCGTCATGGCGTTTTGGTTCTGTTGCGCGGGGGCAAGGGCGTTTGTGGGCGTGGCAGGCATCGCTGCTGGGCGAGTAATGGTAGCGCCTTTGACGCCTAACATTGAAGGGTTGTTAAGCAGTTGAACTATTTTATTTCGTTCAGACGCGGGTAACGATTCCAATAAATTTGCAGCAGTTTTGGGGCTTTGCATAGCGTCCGACAATGTTTTTGTTGTCTTAACGCCTAAACGTTTTTCTAACTCACTGATTGTTTTGTTGCCTACGGTAGCCCACACGTTTACAAGAGATGGAAAACGAAACATTGATGTATTTTGAGACACCAAAGTGGCTAACGCTTTTTGCCCTTCAGTGGCTTGCGTACTGGCGGCAACGCGATCTAAATGACTAGACGCTTGTTTTCTCAGCACATCCATTGTGCTATTTGCAAGTTCTAATGCAATGTTGTAACTGCCGGGGCCAAGAATTTTTTCAACCGAATCTGGCGATTCATTTTGCACCAGCCGCACAAATTCATTCTTGTTGTTTTTAAACAAAGCGAGGGCTTCGCCTGTTAATTTCTTTTCCGCAATGTTACGCATACCCTTGGCATGAGTAGCTAAATAATCTCGCCAGCCAACGCCTCCTGCGGCTTCAATAGCATCATCAATCAAAGGTTTAATGTTTGACATAACCCCCGCTGCCAAATTGCGTTGGGAGGTAGCATCGGCGCCTGGCCGCAATTTAGCAATTGCAGCATTGACCGCATTTTTACGGATGGCTTCTAAAGCCTTAGCGTCAATAATTCCGCCTTGACTAGTCCACTTAGCTATGTCTTCTGCAACTCGTTGAACCGAGCCTTCCACCAAATCATTTCCAGCAAAAGATGGATTTTTTGAGATGGCGGCAATTTGATTGGCAAGCGGCGCACCTTCCAAAGGTTTAATACCAACAGAACGCAAAGCATCCGCCGCTGCTTGAGAAAAGCGAGCGCCTTGTCCAAGATCAAGCGAAGCGTTAGCAGCTTGAGACGCCCATTCATCAGACATTTGCGCTAATTTACCTGGATAAGTATAAGTAGCGGCCCATTGATCTGAAAAACCAGCCTGAGACTTAGCTGGGGCAAGACGGGAGCTTGCAGGCAACCCCGCTTTGATGACATCTAACCGTGCAGCCGCAGCAGCATGATCACCCAAATCAATTAAGCGGCGTACTTCTTGTACTTGGGCCGCAGCTTCCGCGCTTAGTTTACCTGCTTGTGCTTCATACTCAGCAACTGCTTTACCCAAGTTGGCCCGGTTAAGGGCGCTGTCGCGCATAGGTGTTGTTATTGTATTTAAATTTTCCTTGGCTAGTTCATTTGTGGCTCGAACATCGGCAGCCGTTGTACCGCCCACAAGTTTTCCAAGTTCGTTAACTGCTTCATTTTCAGTCATAGTGCCCAGTTTGTTCAAATACTGAGCGCCTTGAGGCGTAGACTCCAAAGAGTCTTTTACAAGCGCTTGAAGCGCGGGATTCTGAAACCGTGCAATAACTTGGGCAACCCCAACACCCGGCGGCGCGCTACGCAATGCGTTAACCACTTCTTTAAGATCAGCGCCAGCCGCTTGTTGGGCTAAATTAGCGGCGCGATTTTGTGGCATGGTTCGCAGGTTTGCAACTTTGCCACCAACATACCCGAGTGCAGGGCCAGCAAACGGCGCCGCAAGTGGAATAGCGCCGCCAATCATGGCGCCTGTGGCTGCCTCGTCTGGGTTAATTAACGCCGAAGACGCGCCGCCCAAAGTTGCACCGCCAGCAGCGCGGATACCTAAATCAGCAGCCCGAGCTGCGCCACCTTGCACAGTTCGGCCTGTAGAAAATCCGCCAGTGCGGATGGCTTGAGCTAACGGTGCGGCTGCCGGGGCAACTTTTCCAACTACAAAACCAAGCCCAGCACCCACAGGATACGTCGCTGCTATCTCAGCGCCTAATTCACCAGTTCCGGTTGACATTGGGTACTCTTGCTTGAATGGTGCAACACGCGCTTGTGACTCGGCTTGGCGGCGCTGGGCGTCAGTAATCAGGGCTTGACCAGCTTGAGTTGCCCCAACCGCTTGCAACCCTTGTCCAACAAGCCGCTGCCCACCAAACATAACGTTGCCGCCGCCACTAATAACGCCTTCAGACAGTGCTTGAAATGGAGCGCCAATCGACCCAAAAAACCCGCGCTGCTTTTCTGGGGCCGGAGCTTCTGGCTGGGGCGCAGCCGTTCGCATTTGACGAATGGCATCTGCAAATGCTTTTGCGTCTTCGGCGTTACCGGCTGCGTCAGCCTTAACCAGGGCTGAACTGAGTTCTTCAATTGTTGCCATGACTATTTGTACTTGTTAAGCAAAGCGTCAATGTTGGTCGCAGCAGGCGCGGGCGCGCCGCCGCCCCCGGGCGCGTTCTTTTTAGGCATCCCCCCGCCTTTAACGTATGCGTTTTCAATGTCCTCAATAATTCGCAGCGCGGCCTGAATTGGCTGGGCTGGGTCAGAAATTGACTTAAGCATGGTTTGCAATTCAACGTTTGAGTTAAGTTGCTGCGCCGACATTCCCGTGGCATTTTTAATTGAGTTGACCAATCGTGTACGGGCGCTGTTAATGACTTCGCGCTCTACCTGCGCTTCAGTGCTAAAAGCTCGACCAGCAATTTGACCAACGCCTGACGCGGCAGTAAAAGACGCAAGGTTTGACAATGGGTTTCGTTCGGTGCTTGGGATAGCCCGAATTTTGTCCAAGACCAAAAATGACGCCCTTAAGTTTTCCAGATCGTCGGCAAGTTGTGTTTTGCCTGCTTCAACTTTGTTGGTTCTCAATGCCGCACCGGGTTCTTTTCCGCCTACGCCAATCACACCAACTGATCCAGTCCCTCCGCCTTGATAACGTTTTGCATCAATGGTAATCATTTGATTGGGATTGGTAGGATCAACAATTTGCGTAATTGTTGGCGCTGGTTCAGCCCGAGGCTGTGCAGGAGGTCGGCTTTCCTGTGCAATTTGTATTTTTTGCGCTTGCACGTTGAAAGGCAAAGGCACATCTGCGTAAGACCCAATTGTGGTGGGTAAACCGACAAAAGCAGGCACTTGAATAACATCTGTAGCGCCAACGCGGTTAACTGTTTGCGTTGTTGGTTTTAAATCACTAGGTTTAGCACCTTGCATTTGCAAATACGTTTGACGTTGATCAAGAGGCATCCCCAAAAGGGTTTGCGCTAATTTTTGAACGGATGTTTTTTCTTCCGCTTTAAACAACGGCGAGGCCAATACATCTTCCATGTGCGCAGTAATGTTGGCATCAGATGGGCGAGAACTAATGTCGCGGTAGGCTTGCCCCAATATTCCTTGACGCGCAGCAGCAGACTTGGCGCGTTGTTCTTCTGCCGTTGCCTGTTGCGCCGCCGCAGTTGCTGCTTCTTTACGATAAGCAATTCCAAGTGTAGGGTTTACCTTAAACAATTGGGTTTCGTAGTCAGAAGCGTTTGGATTCAATTGACGCAGCGCGTTTTGCTCTTGCAAGCCACGTTGGTACTCATCCATCTTCATCTGGTTCAGCGCGTTGGCTTGCTGATTTTGCTGCAACTGTTGCAGTTTGCC